TGATGACTCTACTGCCTGTTGTAAGGCAGGTGATATAATTCTTGATTTCTCGGATGTTCTAAGTCGGTCGGATTGTAACCAAATACCACGCCATAAACGGTAATATTCATCCCATTGGGTAACATAGTTAACATCTCTATGTGTTCTCCATCCTTCTAACCTATAAGTAAGCCATGAAGCGAGAGCTTGATATTGATTTTCCTTACCTTCAAACATAAACTATTGATTTCTATAGGAATTTAGGCACAATATATCATAAAGTAAATAGAAATATCAACTAATTTCATTAATAACCTGAAATAACATCCTCAGGTTCCCATTCTTCTTCCAGTTGAATTGAGTGTGCGAAGTCTGCAATACTTACTTGGTCTATATAGGACAAGGCATCTAGCAAATCATCATGTGATAAACGTGAAGGGAAGTCAAGCATCTGTGAAATGAAGAATCTCCAGTCTTTATCCTCATTAAATGTGATTTGTTGGTGTTCCATACGACCTTGAAGGGACCAAGTTATCCTTTCAGACTTCTTTTTACCCCCGTGGCGTAGCTCATCTATATGTATAAACCGATTAGTGGTCCGCATCTCATCTTCTAGGTAAGGAAGTATAGCGTTCTTAAGAGAACCAGTCTCAATACCCACAGTAGTAGACTCATTAACAGCCGCAGCCTTTAATATCTTACTAGCGGTCTCTTTAATAGACCACCTTCCGTGCATAATGTCTTTAACCCACCACTTATCTCTGTTTACCTTAACAATAGCAATAGCAGTCTCGTCTAACTTAGAAGACTTAAGTCCCCTTTCCTTCTCAGAAGCCTCAAAGCCAGCTGGGTCCACAGCTATTACATAGTTACCTTCATCAGGTTCAGTTCCCTGTAAGAACCATTCTTCTTTAAAGATACCACCAGAGAAGGTTTCAAACGATGCCTCGAACTCTTGTCTAAAAGCCATAGAAGACATCGTATTTCTTGCAGACTCTATCTCATCTTCAGGTATATAGGGGTTATCAGTAGAGTTAAATGAGAAAGCTTCCCAGTCTTCATCTTCCTTAGCATCTATATATAGGTCATAGAAGTGATTCTTACCAGCAGGTGTACCAATAAACATAGCACCACCTCTTACGTCAGCTAATGTAGGTCTAATAATCATCTCCCACACATCAGGTCTCATTGAGGCGTACTCATCCATAACGACATAAGCAAGACCAACACCACGAAGGGTATCAGGTCTATCAGAACCTTTAAGGTAGATTCTTCTACCATTTGTTAGTGTTATTCTAGCAGTATTCTCATACGTGTCTTGAATAAGGTCTCCCCCGAGTTCCTTAAGCATATTCCACATAATGTCTTTAGATTGTTGGAAGGTAGGACCGATATAGAAGACATCCTTAGAGTCAGACTCTAATGCCTTAAGAAGTAGAATCCAAGCAGCTAAACGACTCTTACCGAATCTTCTGCCTGCGGCAATGACCTTAAATCTAGCCTTTGATTGGAATATCTCTAACTGAGCTGGATGTAACTCAACATTAAGAGTCCCCATCTAAGACCTCAGGAGAGGATTCATCCTCGACTATTGTAGCTATAACCTCATCATCACCTTTAGTCTTTAATCTCTTAGGTTTATTAACCTTAGCCATCTCTTCTATCTGTTCAGTCGTCCCGACATTAATAGTTAAACCACCTTCACTCTTAGTATGTTTAATCTCAATAGCTTTCTGAGCAGGAACAATCCTATCCATACACATCTTTAAACAATGAACATCACCTTTAAGAGCCTTAGCAATGACCACCTCAACAATCTCTTCACCTCTAGAGCTTAAGAGTTCTCTAGCAAGTTGAGTGTATTTATTAACAGAACCTTTAGGTCTTCCATTAGGGTTAGGGATTTGACCTTTCTTAAAAAGGTGAGGCATAGTCTTTCTTTTATCAACCATTTAGTTATCCTTATATAGGGCTAAAGTTTAAACATCAATCGAACCACCTAAGTATCTTAAGTAGCTCTTCTTAAGTTACTTAAGTAACTTAAGCCGTAGGCTGGCTCAGAGGTGAAGACCGCTAGGTCTTTAACTCGGAGTCATAGAACTTAAGTTCTACTCGGATTTAGGTGTCTCTGTCTTGGATTTCGGTGTAGTGGACTACTTAGAAGACCTTTGATAAACATAAAGGTTTATAAAGGATAATCTAATAGTTACTTCTCAGAAGGTAATGACGGTTCTCCCTAGAACCCGAGTTTACTTAAGTAGGAACTTAGGTTCGATTGTAGCTGATAAACAGACTAAAGTAAAGCCGAAACCTGCTTTTCTTACTAAATTAGTCCTTATTAATCCCACGAAGTTAGTTATCCACAAAGTTATCCACAATTACTTAATTAAATCTATTATTAATTGAATAACCCCAACCCCTCTCCAATCTAATTATGAACTCAGCTCTCATCTAATTATGATAGTTTATACGATACTCTCAGTCCAAGAGTACGGGTCCCCCTATCGCTTAGGTGAACCTAAGGCAATGGTGGACTGTTTATTCAAATTACACAAGTAATCTGAGTAAATGTTAATGTGATTAACAATCAAACCACCTTAACCTTCACTCTAAGGTAATTTAAATAATCACCATACTATCGGACTTATCCTCTCTAAGTTTACTAAAGCAAAGCATTACTTTGCTTCAGCCAACAAGTCACTTAGACTTGCTTAAACTTAGCGATGAACTTAGGTTCATAGCCGAGGACAAGTAACAATCGTTAACATCTACCTGCTTGGTAAACCAATCATCTAGATTAACTTCTTGTAAACTTCGAGTAACCACTCAATTATCTTAGTCTCACCTAGTGACATAAGGATAACCTTCACACTCAGTCCCAATCTTGGAACTCAAGCCTTTTAGGGAGGTGAGGGGAAGACGGTCCTCAAAGACGACCATGTTCCTCGAGTGCTTATCTCCGATATCGTCTTAGACAATCAGTCATTCTCACTTCCTTGTCAAAGATAATCCCTATGATTCCCTTTGATGTAAGTTTCATTAATTCCTTGTATGTCCCTATTTCACTATTAAAAGGTGACTCTAGTCATCCGTAAAGTCAAACATAGGACCTTGGCTAAAGCAACCTTAGTAGAACTAATAAACTGGTTCCCTTCGGCTCGCTATACTCACAAGTTTATTAAAACTAAGGTTGCTTTAGCCAAGGTCCTATGTTGTTCCTACTACGACTTCGGTCATCTTTTAATAACAAAATAGGAAACTAAAATGAAACATCAAGATAAAACAAAACAAATCACAGAGATTACATTTACCAAAGATGTCAACCCTTTCGTGTCTAAGAAGATAGCAGAGAATACTCTGGGAACTTGTTCTTACTTTCAGAACCTTAATAAAGATAACGTTAAGGACTTGGAGTTCAAGATTTCAGATGAGTATGAGAAAAACCCAGACTCACCTGACGAGAAGAAGATTACTGAGTGGATGGATACTCTAAGTTCTTCTGAGGTTCGAGTAGATGAATGGAAACAAGCAGGTGAGATGATTCTTAAACAGATAGTTGCAGTTTATCCTGACTACGAGCCTCGCTCAACTGCTAAGTTTAAAGGTAAGTCTAAGACAGTCTTATTAGCAGAGGCAAAAGCAAGATTTGCTAAATAAGTAAACTAAATAGAGAGGATTAAGTTCCTCTTTATTTTGTTCATATTTAAATTACCTATACTGATTACTTGTTGTGCGAACTGAGAGTATCGCGTTCTTGGATTAGTCTGGGATTTTCAAGGAGATATTATGTTTAATGTTGATAACAACTATAGAGTTAAAGAGTTAGTAGCTGAGGATGGAGCTGAGTTTATCTTAGCTTCTTTAGAGATTATAACTTGGGAAGAGTATGAAGAGAACTCTGAGCAAAGACAACTAGAGATTGGGATTGTTAAGTCTGATACTCAGGAAGTTTACTATTGATAGGAGAATACTATGAGAGTATTTGTTTTAACAAGCACGTCGGATAAAGATTGGTTAGTATCTACTTCAGTATGTGCTACCTTTGAAGGCATAGTCCGTAGGTTTCATGACTACACTGTTGAAAAGGAACACCCTGCAGAGAGCATAGCTGTAGGTTTATTAGAAGATGGTTACTACTTCCATAATAAAGTAAATGATAAGGGTGTTAAGCACTCTACTTACATATCAATAGAGGAGATTTAAATGAAACCAAGAGACACAGAGTTAGCAGGTAAAGGTGAGACTGAATACTGTTATGTGATGGAGCTTGAGATTAAATACCGAGATGGTATTACATTATTAGGTCTTTACGCAGAACGAATACGCCTTATTAATATTAAGGTAGATTACATAGCCACTAATAGTGTTGATGCTATTGCTCACATGAGAGATGCTGTAGCTGAAGACATTAAGAA